CTATTCCTTTGTTTTTTCTACGCTGGAAATGAACTGTTCCATCAGCTGAGAAATGGTTGCAGCCTGCCCTACTCCCTTGCGCTCGCATGCTTCTTTAAACTCCTCTGCAAGTTCCTTCTTGATTTTAAAGCTTTTTGATATAAGACCTATTTTCTTCTGATACTTCTGTGTTGCTATTGTCTGTGCGTTCGGCTTTCCTTCTGGCATACTATCTTCTCCTTTTCTTGATCACAAGAATCGCATACACTACTGCAGCCACAATAATTAAAACATCAAGAACATTGAATTTTGCTTTGGTTATTCTTAAAACTGCAAATACAATCAATAATGTAGTGAATACACTTGTTTCTCTCTTCATTTTTTCTTTTCGATGTGATATTCTTTAATCAAGCAGGAGGATTATCCTCCCGCTTGGTTATGGCTGTTTCCCTTTTTACTTTTTCATTTCTCGCCAGATCTGAATTAAAAGTAATGCTAAGGTTAACAGCCTTATTAAATTATCGATTATTTTTTCAATTATCACATCTCTTACCTCCTTTCTGATTATATTATACTATAGTGTGCGCCCTATGCCAAGTGGTCTATTATACTTACATAAAATAATAAAGCCCCCGGATCGCTCCGAGGGCTAATTTGTGTTTATCTTGTAAAAACATTGGAAAAATCACAAGATAGGCTAAAAAAATAAGGGCAGCCTCTCAGCTGCCCTTTCACTGTAACTACTTTAAATATTTCGTTGCACAATACCCTGTCTTTTTGCTGTAGCTAACTTTTGTCCAGCTAGATCCCTTTTTCACTACAGATACTTTTGTTCCATGTGGCAATACCATAAGGATTTTCCCTTTCAGTGACGCTGTTTTTCGCATCCGCAACCCATGTACTGCTATCACTTTCATGGTATCAGTTGCTTTTATCTTCTTTGTACTGCTTACCTGCACGCTCTTCTTGTCATAGTTCGGCCGGCCGTATCCGAGAATGCGGTCATTGGATCGCTCGTAACACTTCGCTGCTACGGCTCCACCATTATCAATGACCACATGGTAATTACTTGTGTTCCCTTCCACAGTATATACATACTCATTCGTTACCTTTGTAACTATGCCAATATGGTTTGCTCCAGCATGCCTGGATCCGGAGAAGAAAATCAGATCCCCTTTTTCCGGTGTTGTATAGTATTTTCCTGCTTTCTTAAACTGCTGCCGTAAGGTTTCACAGCTGGCAGAATACCCTCCGCAAAGCAGCTTCTTTGCGGCATCCGATCCGTATGCTTTTGCGAAACACCAGCTTACAAAAATAGCACACCAATACACACCATTCATCTGATACCAAGATCCATATTTTGTGTAATTGTTGTCGCCTGCATTTCCGGTTTTACTGGATAATCTCGCATTGGATCTTTTTTCCAGATAGCCGACTTCCGCATTTGCCGTCTTAATTACTTTATCTACTGTATTCATCCTTCTGCCTCCTCTGCCTCTTTCGGATCCACTTCTGTACCGTCCTGGCCAGATTCGATTTCCGGCAGTCCTGCAATTGACGTCAACAGAGAAATGACAGCGGCAAGTACCGATGCGCTGACTGTTGCTTTCCAGTCTACCTGTGACATTACTGCTGCCGTTCCGATTGTTGCTACAGCCGTCTGACATAATGTTTTTACCGCACGAATTCCTGCTGCCTTTATCCAATTCTTCATAATCCTTAATCCTCCTGTTTTTTATGCGTTTTTGTGGATACAAGCGGAAGCTTCCGAACCTCATCCATTACTTTTTCCGCAGTACCATTTCCTTTTAGACCCTTGTATGGCTGATAAAGATAGTCGTTTAAGTTCTCATATTCATCCTTCGTGATCTCTCCCTGCTCAATGTACTGCCCTCCAAGGTAAACGATGCGATCATGTGCTAATCCCTTTAGCATCTTGCTCTGCAGATCGATTTCTTTTGAAGCGCAGTCATTTTTTCTTTGTTTCCGTTGCACTAAAGCTGTGATCAGCGCCCAGAACCCACCACTTCCGAATACAGCAATAATGGTCGTAGTTATTACAGATGATGGCTCCATTAATTCCCCTTTCTTATTCTACTTGCTTTTTAGTGCCATGCGACATATGTCGCATACCCCCACACCTGTTGCAGCGTCGCGCTAGTATGTCTACATCTGACGCTTCCGTCGAAATCAATAAAGATTAGGCCGTCAGCAGATGATCCAAGCTGTACCATAGTCTGCCTTGGTGGCTTAAATCCTTCTGGGAGTGTCGCGATCAACCGATCTGACGCCCCACCGTAAAGCTTTGCACCTTGCATATAAACCGAAACTATATCACCTTTTCTATGCAGAGCAATTGTCCCGCTGGTGCCATTGGTCATCTGTATTTCTTTGTACTCCTGCGCCGACTGCATCCGGCCAGTGGTTATGATGTCGCAGTAAGCGCGTGTAATTTTCCCGATGGCTAGAACGGTTTTCCTGTCGCTATCGCTATCGCCGGCTCCGAAAATCACAGTAGCCTCCGCATTGCCGCCAATTTCTTTCTCGTTATACGTACCAATAAATGTCGTTCCGTCATTATTTGTTTCCAGTCCTATACCTATTGCTATAGAATCATGTCTGGCGCACGAGTTGCTGTTTCCTACAGCGATGCATCTGGGATTGGTAAGTTCGTTATCACGCCCGATAGCTATGCCAGAGCGGTTCTTAACCTTGTTTTCCTCGCCAACCGCTGTGCCGACTGAGCCAGTTACAAGATTTCCAATCCCTATAGATGTGGAAAATGCACCGTTCTTATATCCGGCTTGCTCACGCGTTCCAAAAGTAAAATGCGGAGATTCATCGCTGTGTCTGCAGAACTCGACGCGCACCAATTGGGTAGTGCTTGAACTTCCGGCCTTGGTTATTGTGTATGTATACATGTCCGCACTGGTTGAGCTGTTGGCACGTGTAAAACCGAAGTAATCCCCGCTATAAGAAGCTGCCATCGTCTCCGGGTCATACAAAAGAGAGAAGGTTGGATCTTCTGTCACTGCGCCAGAGTAGTACTTAAAGATAAGCGGCGCGTTTTTGTACCAGTCAAATGTACGGCCTTCCGTGTACCAATCGTACTTCTCATCATATGGATTAGTGTCCTCTGTGCCGATGCAAAACGCCTTCTTGCCATGCTTGTAAAATTCGATATTGTCATCGCCAATTTCGATCCTTGGGTCTTGCCCGATCTTCATGGAGTCCGAATACGTTGCCACTGCCACCCCAGCCCTTATAATTTTTATATCCTGGCCTATTAAAACGCCGCTTTGTGTGTCCCCCTCTGGATGCACAAAGATTTGGCCATTTTCCGTCTGCGCGGTCACGAAATTTGTTGCTGTTTTCGCTGCATCAACCGCATCCAGGTCTCCGCCCAGCCGCGCTATGACTACGGCATATCCGGTTTTAGTGATTGCCACCATCACCGTATCGCCTATGTCTGCTCCGGCAAGTCTTGCACATGTTGTTGCTACATCTGCTCCTGCAATTTTCACTTCATAGGTTCGATCCTGATTGATTTTGCTGACCGTTCCATATGTCAGCGTACTGCCTCGATTTTCCTTTTTCCTCAATCCTAAGCTTTTGCTGATTTCATCTAATGTCATGTATTCCCTCCTCGCAATATTTCGCCTGTCTTTTTTACCTGGATCATGCTGTATAATTCCCGTTTCAGTTTCGTCTGCGTTTTGGTTGATGGTTCTAAGCTGATGGATATATTTTGTGCAACTCCTGTCCAATCCATATCTGCGTATCTGATCCGGATCAGGTCAAATACATTAACCGGTATATATGCATGGCTGAATGTGACATATTCCACATCACATGATTTTTCCCGCAGCGTTTTTTCTGCCAGATCCATCAAATTGACAAGTACATCTGAGCGGTCCAGTTCTCCAACTTCATCGAAATATACCAGTTCTCTTCCACCGCGCTGGTCCAGCGATGTCCGGCTCCCTGTCAGGTTTCTTGCTTCCGCCGTTACGCAGGATGCATCTGTGTTGTATAAGAGTTTTACTACATTCGGTGTTTCCTGCCAGTCATTTGACTGTGATAGTTCCGGATACATGATGGATTCCTCATTATTTTTGAATGTTTCTGTAACCTCCTTCCGTTTATCGGATTCCGGATATAATCTGACGGTTCCGTATGGATCCGGAAATGCGTCAGAGTACCCTGCCGCATTTGTCAGCCAATTAACAATGTCTAAGTATGTTGCATTTGTGTCAAATACATGATCTGCTGCCATTACTTTTACACTCGGCACGTAATCCACGTTCAGCCCACATGATCGGATGATCTCCTGTGCCTTATAGATCATATTTTCATTCTTTTTTATCGTATATGGCCGTCCCACAATCTTATCCTGCAAGACTTTCAGTATGGAGGATCCTTCCAGGCTTCCGCTGGCTTTTAACCCAGCCTTTGTGTCCACATAGGTCAAATCTGCGTATGATGTAAGCAGTGTCGCGATTGCCATTTTCTCCTTCTCTCCGGAATCATCCAGGAAAGAGTAGTAGATCCTGATTAAATCCGACACATCCGGTAATTCTGTTCCTTCAAAATCAAAAGATCCTGTTACTTTCAGTTCGGCATCCGCTGACATCTCCACGCTTCCGGATGTGATAAATCCATAGGCTTCTCCCTCTGTCCAATCATTCCACCGCACACGTTTATAGGTATACGTCTCGTTATGCCGATTACCGTACCAGTTCGCCATCCAGTGCCTCCCCTTCAATTCGTGTCACGTTCAGTGTGCAGTCCCATTTCTTTGTTGTTTCTGTATAATCTGCTTCATATGAAAATTCAAAATCTGCATTATATACGCTTCCATCAAATGATTTCCATACGCCTCGGCCACCGGACCTCATCAATTTAATAAACTGATCCAGATCCGCTTGATCCGTTAATACCGTTGTAAAATCGCACGTTTCCTCCATTGCCGCTGAATCATAACTGACTGCATACTCTCTTCCGGAATACCGCACCTGCGTTTTTTCCGGCCGGTTCAGTTTTACTGACTTTTTCGGATTCCACCTTGCGCGGGCTATATTCCCGCCTGCCCAGTAGCAGAACCAGTACAGGGTGTCAAAATTATAGGCTGCATTCGCTATGGCAATCTGTCCTGACTCTGCCACCATGACTAACTGATAGCTAAAATCTTTATTTGCCGGCGCAAATTTATCCAGGATCTGGTCCCCATCGCTGATTTCTGCGGCAACCAGTACTCTTGTATCATCTACGACACGGTACAGATATGCTGCTTTTACTGCAGAATCCACTACCAGCGTTTCGTCGTCGCTTTCTTCCGACACATCCGATACGTCTGCATTTATGGTGATTGTGGTATACCCTGTATCATCATCAAAATCCGCATCTGGCAATAACCCATTTTTCAAGCGCACGGATGCATACTCTACCGTTATCCCGATCGTTGTATCGTCTTGTAATCCAGTTGTTGATAGTGCTATGAGCTGCAGCGCATACGTTTCTCCATTGTCAAACAGATAATCTTTTAACTCATAGGTGTACTCTCCACTCTGCTGCCCAGACGCTATGAGATAGCTCTGTTTGATCTCATCGTCTTTTATGATGTTAAGCGTTAATGTGTCCAGCGTTCCTGATGTGTCATCGTAGAAATACTTCATACTTATTGGCAGATTTGTAATCGCCGTTCCATTCTCCGGTGCAGTAACTTTGATGGATGGCTTCTCGTAGATAGCAAAATTCGCTATGTCTGATTCATCCGAATAACTCGCATGTGCCCCTTTTGTCGAAACATTCCACAGTACTTTTTTTCCTGCCGAGAAGTATGTATCTGTTAAATCCAGATCATAATAGGATAGTGCCCCGACATTCACGGTTTTCCAGCTCGCTTCGTCTTCCAGCTTATACTTGATGACTGCTGCTTCCTGGTCCGTTCCATCCTGCGGATTATGCACCCATGCCAGCCGCACCGTTCCCGCAGACATCATAATCGCTGTTCCCTGCACCGGCAGTATGGTCGTAGGCTTCAACGGTTTTGACAGCACAATAATGCTGTTGGAATAGGTATATGCAGAGTATGCTTCGTTTTCCTCCATGCCTTCCCGATAGTTCCTGACACGGTATTTTGGACTGGTCCCCGTTATGATTGCGCTGGTATCCGTATAGCTGGTTACTACGCCATTTGTTTCATCAACACTTTCAAATGCTGTCCAGCTTTTCCCACCATCATCTGACCGTTCCACATACATTGCCGTTGCTGTCCGGGCCCGGTTATCAATCGTCAACAATACAGACCCATCTGCCTGGAATACTGCAGTAACGCGTTCCGGCGCTGCCGGTGTGTTATATGTAGCATCTGTGCCGTTATCGTCCGGATAACTCATCGGTGATATTGCCAAGGAATTACACGGCTTTACCCGATATTTGTAATAACTGTTTGGCTGGCACGTTTTATCATGTGCATAGACGGTTTCTGAATTTGCATTATCTTCTACGCTCGGCCAGATCGTTGTCCATGCTCCGCCGTTTTCCGACCGCTCGAACCGATACCATGTGATCAGGCTCAAATCTTTATCTGCTACGGATCGCGTCCAGGAAATCAGGTTATAGTTATTTGATTTCCTGGTATGTGCCACATTGCTGATATCCGGCGGCATGGTATACATCCAGCCGGTTGCCGCATTTCCGCTGGTCCCGTACTGGTTTGTTGCGCGTACTCGCCACGCATACCGGTTCCCTCGCGCCGTGTTCTGGTCAGATATCGTAAACCGGTATCCCCCAGTCGTATTCAGTCCCCGTGTAGCAACTTCTTCCCAGGATCCTGTCCAGCTTTGACTGATGCGTTCAATTACAACTGATGTCACTGGCGCGGCTGCTTTATACCCCGATCCGGTCACCGTGATATCAAAGTGTGCATCGTTTACCCGCTTAACTGACAGCTTTGGTGTCGGTGGACGGTATGTCGCAGTTATTGTTACGTCAACTGCGACGCCTGCTACCTTTCCAGTGATGGTACAGGAATAATCTTTGTTCGAATGGAATCCCTTTCCAGCCGGGTAAAACGTCCCCTTGTTTTTCTCTCCACGCTTTGTCCGCTTTTTATGCAGTTTTCCTTTATGATCGCGCCATGACAGCTGCATGACGTGATTCTTTTTGAAATCATCTGTTATTTTGATGTATGGTTTAAATTTGATCTGTGATGTCGTATAGGAATATTCCACGACTACTTGAAATTTCCCTCCGTCCACAGATTTTACCGCGCTTTTTATGATTGCCATTCTTTACCTCACGCAAACGCTTTTGCGCGTTTTATCATCTTCACAAAATCATCTAGATTATTCAGGTCTTTTAGATTACTGATGTCCAGTGTTACATTCCATATGGTTGTATTTCCGGCAGTTTTTCCGGTATGCATTTCCGCTGCGATCGCCTGCGCAAACGGGCGCATCTGGCTGCCAGACAGTGGCACGACTGCCTCTTTCCCTGCTTCCCCGACACCGATCACAGACGGCCGGTTGAAAATACCACCGGTTTTATACCAGTCCACACTGAATCCGCTGGGATACTCTATGGTCTTCCCCATCAGCGTTTTCTGTGATTTTTTCAGGCTGAAATGCGGCAACGGGATATGGATATTGCTGAACAATGACCGAAACGCATCTTTGATCCGTCCGCCAAATCCCGCAATCGCATCCCGCATAGATCCCATTTTATCCCGTACCTTTCCAACGATCTGTCCGAATTTCCCACCGGTTAATGTATTTAATCCGTTATACAGGTTCTTGAAATGTTCATAGACTCCCGTCCGCATTGCGGCAACAATTCCTTTGATTCCTCCTCCCGCATTTTTATACGCAGACTTCATATTTGCCAATGATCTTTTGGAGTTTTCGACCATTCCTTTCCCAACTGCTTTTACAATTGTCAGGGAATTATTAAATGCGGTTTTTACTCCATTTTTTATTGCAGTTCCTGCGCTTTTCACTTTGCTTCCCATTGTTTTAAACGCAGTTCCTACGGCATCTTTCATCCCTCCTGCTGCTTTTTTGATGCCGCCGCCAATCGTTGAAAATACTTTTCCAAATGCATGAATCGTTGCCTTAAATACTTTGACGATTTTATCCCAGTTTTTGAAGATTAAAATTACGCCAATAATCGCGGCAACAATCAAACCGATCGTGATCAGCAATGGCCCCAGCGCTATGTTTAATCCCATGAACCCGCCGGATGCAACTGTTGCTCCAGTTCCTGCCGCCGTTTCTGCCGGCACCACACCAAACAGGGCGCCTGCCAACGGTGCGATCACTTTCATTAAAGTACCTATCCCTGTGCCCATGCGCCCGATAATTGACAGAAGCGGCCCGGCTGCTCCTGCTGCCAGTCCTATTTTCACAACTAGCTCCTGTGTTTTCGGATTTAATCCGCCGAACCAGTTTGCCAGCTTTTGTGCTGCCGCGCCTACTTTTTCAAGCATCGGCGCTAATACTGTTCCTAATGAGGATCCAACTTCTGCCCCGGTCAGCTTTAATTTATTTAATGTGGTTTTCCACTTGTCGATCGGATCTTCTGTCTTTTTGAACGTTCCCGCTACGGTATCCCCGGAAATGGATGCCGTATCTGCCAATGACTTGAAATTCAGTTTTCCGGACCGTACTGCCGTTGCAATTGCCGGTCCCGCTTTTGCTCCAAACAACTTCGTTGCCCGGGTAATTGCTTCCTGATCTGTCTTTGCACCCTTGATGGATTTTCCCATTTCAGCCATAGCAACGCCCATGGGCTTTCCTTCATCTGCTGCATTTTTCAGCGCTTTTTTCAATCCGGCCATAACACTCCCGGAATCAACCCCGGCCTTTTCCAGATTACCCACCATCGCTGCGGCTTGTTTGGAGTTCAACCCCATTTGCGTCAGCGCCGGCGCATTCGCTGTCAGGGATCCCGTTAATGTATCCATGGATATCCCGGTTGCCTGCCCTACTTTATTCAGCATATCCATGTAACTGGATGCATTTTTTGTAGGCACGTTATAGGCTGCCATTGCCTTTTGCACCTGGTCAATCGATGTGGATACATCTGTTCCATTGAGTTCTGCAAATTTAATGAACTGTCCGGATAATTTTTCCAGGGCACTTCCAGTCAAACCAAACCTTGTGTTTACTTCACCGACAGCGTTACCTGCAGTTTCAAATGATGTCGGAATTGTTGTGGCCAATTTCTTGACAGTATCCTCCATCCCGCTCAATGCAGTTCCTGATGCCCCTGTCTTTTTTTCTACGGTATCCAACGCACCGTCTACTTCATCGAATGCTGCCAGTGATCCGGCGCCAATCCCTGCAAGCGCAGGGGTTAACGTTTTGCTCAGCGTATCCCCTGCCGTTTTGATTTTGGTTCCAATTTGCTGAAACTTTTCCCCGAGTGCCTGTAATTTCACACCTGCTGCTTTTCTGGCTTGTGCTGTAAAATTCTTCAGCTGGTTTTCTGCGACTATGATCTGCCGGCTTAACTTCTGGTACTCCTGACTGTTTTTGTCAACTCCGGCAGCATCCATCTTTTTCTGTGCATCTTTTAACGCATTTAACTTATCCTTGGTTTCCGTTACACGTTTTGACAACAGCTCCTGTTTCTGTGCAAGAAGTGTTGTGTTTGTCGGATTAAACTTCAGCGCATTATTTACTTCTTTCAGTGATCGGTTCGTTGACCTGGACTCGCTGTTGATCTGCTTTAATGCTTTATCTAATTTCGTTGTGTCTCCACGAAATTCTATCGTAATTCCTTTGATCTCTCCGGCCATATTCTCACCTCACTTAAAAGAAGTTATCCCAGTCCGCCTGTGTCGCTTTCCGTGTTCCTACGTATCCTTCCAGCTCTGCATCCTCGTCCATATGTGTGTGGTTCCATTCCAGGACGAAATCTACGATCTGTCCGATATCCATCTGTTTCATTCCGTCAAAATCCAGTCCCCGGTCAATCCCTGCGATGATCACATTTTCCAGATTTACAGTTTCGCCTGAATCGGCTCCAGCAGCTTCATCAGGCGCGCTGCGTTTTTTGAGCTGACACTGGACTGCAAAACTGCGCCCAACAACTCCGGAAGTACTACATCCAGTGGAATCATTGGAAATTCTGAAATCCATTTTTCAATTGGTGGTGTATCCGGATTGTGATTCTTTCCCATCGCCCAGATTACCTGAAGAATGGTTGTAACCTCCATTCCGGCAAGCGAAATACACGCTTCCCGAATCTCATCCGGTTCAATTTCCTTGATCCTTTCTGCTGCCGGGCCGCTTGCCTCCATAAACGGTACCGCGATCTGCAGCACTGTATCTAATAGTGGAAGCATATCCTGCAGGATGTCATGCCCAAACTGTGATTTATAAATAAAAAGCCATCCCGCAGAAGTGTCCAGTTCCACGGAATGACTTTCGTCAAACTTTATTGTTTTTATCATTTTTCGTCCCTTCTTCTAATTTCCTGCCGCCGATCGGCGGCAGGGACTAAGTTCATCATGCTCCTCCGGACCCCGTTGCAATTGTCGGAACGGTTGGCGTCGTAAACAGGTTCTTATACCCTGTATCTTCCGGGTTATACGTGATCTGTGTTAACCCCAATTTTGTGGATCCATTCACGGTAATATCCACGGATTCTGTCGCCGGCGTTTTCTTGTCCTCCACGGTTGCGTATTCCCTTTTGATTCCTCCAAGGGTTACATTCAATAATAATGCCCGCCGCTCTTTTACATCGCCTTCTGCCTGGAACGCAATGTATACCTTCGGCTTTATGGCCGTCTTTAATTTCGCAATTCCGCCATCTGACATTTTGACAAATCCAAGGAATTTTGTTTTGAATTCATCATCAAATTTTGCTACTGTCAATGTGCCGGAAAATCCATTGTCCATGTACTCATTCCAGTATTTTGTATTGTCAGCATAAAATTCGTTGGAATCGCCTTCCGGATCCATAGACAGTGTGGTTGCTCCTGGCTGATGGTACGGAGTCCCAAGCGTAACCGCACCATCCTCATCCTCTGTATATTCTCCAACATATAAATTGGATATACCAAACTCGACCTTATTTTTCTTGTCTGCCATCGATTTCCCTCCTGTTAAATGTAGTAGTATATAACAAACATATCCTCTGACTGCACATAGATATCTTCTGACTTGGTGTAGAGATATCCTGCTGCCGTCAGTGCCTCTTCAATCCTCCTCTCTGCTTCTTCGTCTTTTTCTGCATAGTAGTATTCTACCTGGTATTGGTTGTCTTTATAAAAAATCCCATCATCCGCAAAAAATTCATTTTGTCCATTCCCCAGATATATAATATAGGGCGGGCTTTTCGCGGATTTGAATCTTCCATATGCCACTGGAAGTCCCGTGTTTCTCAGCGTTTCGAACAGGCTCATCGGCTCAATTCCTCCTTGACTCGCTTTTCATACTCTTCATTCCCCCAGGTTTCTACCGGTTTAATATGCTTCACTGCTTTGGTCCGGCCGGTTCCGCAGGCTCCATATTGGTTCTTTGTTACATGTCCGTTTTCCAGCAAGTGTGTCAACTGCCCTTTTGATGCGTTGTACACAGTGCTTTTCCCTCCCTGTGTCCTTACTTTCCATCCTTTGGCATACTCTCCTGATTTCTGTGGGGATGTTTCCTTCAACTTACTTGCGCATTCTTTTGCTACATCTTTTCCAATTTTCTCCGCCGCTTCTTTTACTTCCTGCGAAAATGTGTCCATAATATCATTGATTTCCTGTTCAAGATCCTGCATTTTTTACACGCTCCTCCAATACCAGCTCCATCTGGTGCCCTGATGCGTAATGGCGGATTACGTCATACAGCTGCTCTTTATACTCCACCATCCTTTCCCCGTCATAATCATAAGCATCTGCAAGTACCAGCGTTACTGCCGGACGCAGAGACGCCACTGCTGCACTGTAAAATTCTGATCTCCCGATCGACCGCACCTGTACAAATACTTCTCTTTTGGTCAATGTTTCCTTGATATTTCCGTATGCATCCTGTGTCTCCTGCTGTTTACACAAATACGCAACTTCATTGTACATTCCTTGACCTCCGTATCTGATCCGCCTGCAGCTCAAATGCGTTTTGATATTTTTCTATCAAATTGCTATTTTCCGTTAGGTTCATCAAACAATAGGTGATCACGGCTTGTGTTACCAGCTTTCCGGATGCGCCCACTGTTTCTTTATCTGCCCCGGTTCGTATCAACTCGGCTTTTGCCGTTTCAATCAATCGGTCAATTTCATCATTCAGCTTATCGTGCGTAATCCGTAATGCAGTTTTTACCACGTCCCGCATTTCTCCCATGGCTTACGTCTCCTCTTTTCTTTTTTTATCCTCTTTGTCCGCAGAGGCCGCCTCCTTTCTGGCGGCCTCATTTTCTTTTACTCGGACAATAATATCTTCATCATGCACAATCATACCTATGCTCCTGCCTTAAAGAGTACCAGGGAGCCAGCGTCCACTGCTTTTCCATCTACAGACATCACTGCTTTGGTCTGGTAGTCTTCGGTATCCCAGTCCTGACGCTTCTGGATTCCCATGTCATAAATGGTATTTAACACATAATCCGAGAAATCAAAAATCCCGCCTGCAAAGGCACCGGTATCATACGGGATAATTACCACTTCTCTGCCCAAAAGCATCCGCTCCGGCTTGCCGGCGATTCCATAGTTCACGCGTCCGATCGGCTGCCCGTCCGCATCTTTCATTGCAACAAACTTCATGAACTGCGCTTTCTTCATGAACCATTTTGCAGTCGCTTCATACTCCGCCGGCACTTCTGCCTCAATGGAAACCAGTTCATCATAAGTCGGTGTTGCACCGGCGAACGTGATTGTTTTCACCGGTGTTTCCAGTGTAATTCCTTTCGGCTGCGACGTCCCGTTTCCGGTAAAGATTGCCTGTTCCAGTGCTTTCGTCATTGCCTTCGATACGTTTTCTGTAAACTTCGCTTCAAACGCAGACAGTGCCATCGTACCTACTTCCATCGACATGGAGATTTCACAGCGCAGCTTAAAATACGAGAACGTGATCTTTCCTGTCTTCTTCTTCTGCTTATCGGATGTTGCGCCTTCTGCTGCCCATGTCGCTACCGGTTTTACGCTGGATGTTGGAATTACCACGCCTGCCGCATAGGCCGTCCGTGTGATCAGCGGAAGCACCATACCGCACTCATTCATCTTTTCAATGATGTCATTGACCAGTACGGTAGGGATTGCACTTGCCGCATCCGTTGTCAGTGTGTTTTCTCTCAGTTCCATCGGAATTGCGGTTCCACGTAACACAAAGTCCATGAATGCTTTTCTGTACTTCATTTCTTTTTCGCCTTCGCCTTTATCTGCTCCTCCGCGTTCCATTACGCGCGCACCTTCCAGCGTTCTATTTACCCTTGCACCCGTTCCTACTCCGGTCTCAAATTCTCTTGCACGTGCTTCTACCAGTTCCCGGCAGTCCATCAGCTCGTTGGCACGCTGTTCCAGTTCATCCAGGTTCCGACTCTCGTCAGCGCCTTCCGGATCGTCCTCCAGCTGCTGAATGATGTCGTCAATTTCTTCATTGATTTTGGTCAGGCTTTCTTTCAGCTCTTCCGGCTTCATGCTTCTTAACATCAGTCTTAATTTTCTTAAATTCATTCGTGTTCTCCTTGTCTTTTTCTTTTTAATGTATCCAAAATAATCCGACGTTTTAACTGCTCCGCACGCTTCCGGCTTTCCGCCTTCTTGCTTTCCGCTGCATGTTTTTCGCTTTCCGCTAAAAATCCTGCCCGCGCGGAGATTGATGTCGCGTTGTATGCTGGTATGTCAACTGCTGATACGTCATACAGATGGTCAATTTCCTTAATCCTTCGGATATGTCTTTTTTCACCATCTTTTTCTTCATTCGTATAACTGTCTTCCTTGATCGTAAATGCAAATGACATTTTATCTAAGTTTCCCCGTTCAATATCCCGGTGGAATTCCTTGTGTCCTTCGTCATCTGCCCATAGTTCTGCTTCCATCTTCAGGCAATCTTCTTTCAGATCCAGTCGCAGGCTGTTATTCCGCGTCCTGGCATATACACGCCCTCCGTGGTTCATGTTGAAAATCACGTCTGACATATCGCAGTTTTTGAATGCATCCTTGTCTATGATTTCCAGATAGACATTATTTCCATCCCGGAACAGTTCGGTTTCTGATTCAAACACCACCGGTGTCCCCTCTACCAGTAACTTCTCAGACGTTTCATCTTTTGCCCTTACCTCAAATCCGCCCATGAAATCGCGGAACTGAAATCCTTTTTTCTCAATCAGGTTTCGAATGTTTTTCTCTGCTGCTTCACTCACTGCTCTCCTCCTTTGTGTCATCCTCCTGCAGGGACTGTGCAATCTGATCCACCGGCGCTGTGTCCAGCCTTCGTAGAGGCTGATCACCGCCTTCCACATGTGGTAGGCCCACAATATCACACCACATGTTTGGCGTTAATGCGCCCCGGTCGATATAATCTTTCAATGCTAATTTATCTGACATACTCATGAACTGGATCTGGGAGGAGTTGTATACCACGGAATTACCAAAGGCCATCTCCCGGTCTGTGAAGATTTTTCGCGTCATTTCCAAGGACAACGCAATTAAAAACGGTTCGATGCTCGACTCATAAAACACCTGCATCTGCTCCGGTGTTGCTTTTCCCATAATGATGTCATCATTTACGCCAAAATAGCGATATACATCTTCCCGGAATTCTTTCATGGTTGCCCAGTTTGTTACTTGTGGCGACATATTGATCGGGGTAAACTCCATCGTTGCATCCAGCACTGCCACTCCCCCGGCATTTGCACTGGATAAATAGTTCTTCACAAATTCGTCCCGTTCCTCTTTCTGGTCTTCCACATCCAGCATGCTTTTTTTGCTTTGCAAAATTCCGCGCAAGTTTGCCGTTGATTTTACCGCATTTTTGATTGAGTCGTTAGACACCTTGATTAATTCCAGTGTGTTTAGGATTGTTGTGTTTTCATCACCGCCGATATCCCTTTTGTTATAATCTTTCCGAAGTATAATCAAGTCGTTGATATCGAACAGATAATTACCGCTTCCAGTCGAGAAATATACCGCCACGCTCCCATCTTCCAGTTCTACTGCGTTATATGATTCGTATGGCATGGGATAAAACCCGGAAATCCCGTTTTCATCCCGTATAATCACGACAAATGCTGTGTTTTGCAGGTCATACTGATACCGTACTTTGTACAGGAAATCCTTACCCGTCATAAATAAACTTGGCTTATATTTCAGTATGGTTTCTATCCGTTTATTACTGCAGGACGGAAATGCCTTTGATGTATGATCTGCCAATGTCCGGACGCAAGTGCGTACGATCTCAGACTGTGACGCATCCAGCCCAAAGCCTCCTATATTCGCCTGCGTCCCGGCAATCCCGCCATATGTGTACCACCTTTGGCGGTTTGCCCGAATTTTTTCAAAAAAACTTTTGAATGGATTCATTTGATAAACCTCATATACTCATCTTCATGGTTTTTCATGCAAGTGAATGCGTTCAGCAGGCTAACGGTCCCGTCAATTCTCCGGTTGCTCTGTGCCTTTACCGGCATCTGTGACTCTATGCCATCCTTGTTTGCTGATTTTACTGCAGTGTTTGTCAGGCACCATAGCAACATCGGGTTGTAATCATACACAACATTATGTTCGATAAACTTCGCCCGCAGCTGCTTGAATGGATAGGTCCATGTGTACGCTCCCTGGGCTATTTTTTCCATGTCAAAGCCAACATCTGACATTTCTTCCTGCCAATACCCTGCAAGTGCCCGGTCGTATCCGATCCATAACGGCCTTACGTTATATTCTTTCACCATGGATACAAACCACTGCGTCACCTCATGATAATTTACCGACTCGCCTTCACAGACCTGCAGCCATCCATCTTCTGCCCATTTACGATATGGCGCTTCTGTGACTGTCTGCTGGTCAATCTGCTTCAACCGCCCTTCCGGTAAGAAGTACTTTTGCAGTACATAAATATTTTTATCCTCCGGCTTGCGGATTAACAATGTGGCGCATGTCAGGTCTGTTGTGCTCGATAAATCGCATCCACCTATGGCATAACTGTTTCTCAGATATTCCATATCTATTTTTTCTTCATTGACTGCTTCTTCGAACTCCAGCCACTTGCTTGCATCGGTTTCTGTTAAGTTGAAGTCCTTCACCAGCACTGTCGGCTTATATGCCGGATCCTGCTTTGCTTTATTCACAAATTCTTTCAGCGTATCCAGTTTCTTTATTGTTCCAAGCCCTGGATTCGCCATGATCCAGTATTTTGGGTTGGTCCACTGTTCTTTTTTCTGCAGCGCATAATACAAAAACAAAAACCGGTTATCTTTAATTTCGCCTGATAAAACGCCTTTCCCATACTCCACCTGCGCATCATAGATTCCGCCTCGCACAAAGTTATTTGTCGTGATGCAGAATACAATTGGCTGATCCCTGGAAGAGGTGGACTGCTTCATGTCATCGTAAATCCTTCGATTGGTAATTGCCCCAAGTTCATCAATGATTACCGCATGACTGTTATAGGAGTCCAGCTTTTTCACGTCCGACGCCAGCGGCTTAATGATTCCCTCATTCAACGGGAAATAGATATCACTCGCTCTCTTTCTTAGATGTTTGGAAAGCAGCGGTGATTTCTTTCGCATGCGCTCCGCTTCGTCAAACCCTTTTTTTGCCTGGTCCATTTTTGTTGCAATAAAGTAGATCTCCGGCGCTCCTTCCTTGTCGTTCATCAAAAGATCAATGGATACCCCGGAAAGCAACGTTGTTTTTCCGTTTTTCCGGCCAATGATGTCATTGACTTCCCGATACTGCCGCATATTGTCATCATCTACAAAGCCGAAAGTTGCTTCCAACAACGCTTGCTGGAATAATTCCAACTTTATCGGCTCACCCGCATGTTTTCCCTGGGACTGTTTGCAAAACCGCTCAATGAAATTGATATGGTGATTTGCTAACTCAAAATCCATATGGAATTCACCCGGTTGAATAATCGCTTCCGCCAGAATGTCATACTGCTTTTTTACCCAGTCATTCGTTAAGATCCTCCCGCTTGTAATTTCATTCGCATACTCTAAAATGTAAGACACTTACGCGCCTCCGGTAATATACTTCATCAGTTCATCTTCTTCTGTGCCTTTCTCTTCCGGCAGCAATTCAATCAGCTGTTTCAGTGTTGCGTTATAATTTTTTATCATCGTATTGTATGATTTCTGCGCCGGGTGCTCCTGGACGATTTCAAATCCATTTCCATTCGTTGCTGTAAACGTCGCACCGTTCTCATCCACAGTTTTTTTTAGTTTCCGCAGTGTTTTTTCCATCCACGTCAGCTGATCAATTAACTTTTTCGCAAATACTCGCTTTTCTTCTGGCAGATCTTTGTAAAATTCTGTAAGTTTACTCATTTTTTTCAAAAACCCCCTTTATTGGAAAATCTTCGCTCACCAACAGCGTTAACCACAGCCTCGGTGCTCCAGGCCAACTACGCGCTTTTTTTAATGGGGGGGCCCGATTCTTTTCGGAATTCCATCAACAAAGACAATGTCATCCAAAATTTTTTCTTCTTTTTTCCTCAAACCATGCACACGATCCCGCGCATGTGCTTTCTGATGGCATCCCCTACATAAACAGATTAAATTTTCCGGGTTGAGACTGATATATGGATCTGTGATATTATCCTCCGTTAAGTGAATGATGTGATGCACTTCTTCTGCAGGATTAAAGCATCCTTGTCCCTGGCACATCCCTCCGTCTCGGATCATCACGATCTCTCTCACCTTGTGCCAGGCTTTTGTTTTATAAAACTTCTGTGCCCATCCCTTTGCCAT